AATTGGTTAAAGATGCTGAAGAAAGCGGTTATATGGATATGTATATAACAGGTCTTATTGATGGATTTAATAATGCTAGAGAAATACTAAAAAAGGCACAAGAGAAATGAAACCTGATACCAGGGTTGTTGACCCTAATGATTGTGTAGATTACCTTTATGAATACGCACCGGAATACGCTAAAGCTAAAGGTGAACTTGCTGAACTTGAAGCATATAAAAGTTCATTAAAAGCGATTAAAATGAAACAATCGTCCGAACAATCTTTGGGCGCACAAGAACGTGAAGCATACGCCAGCCAAGAATATCAAGACTTGTGCAAAGCTATTGGCGCCGCAACGTATAAAACAGAAATGTGGAAATACCGTTTGGAAAGTGCAAAATTACGTTTTGAAGCGTGGCGCACTCAAGAAGCAAGCAACCGTAATTTAGAAAGATTAACTAAATGAACAACATTCCGCATATTGTTGATACTGGAGCAAGTATTAGCAAAATTGATGAAGCGTTTGAAGAATGGAAACCTATTTTAAAACACATAATGGAATACAAATTGCTTCAACAAGAAAACGAAACATTAAGAAGTCAGATTAGATTTTTAGAACAACAAGTGTACGGCGGAACAACCAAATGAACGATTACTGCGAACCTTACTTAAACATACAAAAATTAATTAAAAAATATCACAATGCACAACTTAAAGGCAAAGCAGAATTAGCAACAAAAATAGCGCATGAAATAGCTGACGAAAGTATTAAATTAGAAATTGCCAGCATTAAACAATTACGTAATCATTGGGTAAATAGTGGCGTTTAGCGTACAAGTTCCCCAAGAAGTTATTGATGCAAGCAAAGAATTTGTAGAACATAACAATTTGGGACATAGGCCTGATAACTCCAATGGCACAAAAGACCAGCAATTAGTTGGTGTTATTGGTCAAAATATGATGGCTTATGCTTTAGGTCAACCATTTATGCAACCATCCACAACACATGATGGCGGCGTAGATTTTGTAATTGGCCGCAAAAAGATTGACATTAAAACCATGGGCCGGACTGTTACGCCAAAATTAGATTACGTTAATAACTTAATTGCATCACAAATTAAATTTAATGTAGATGGATATGTATTTGCTAGTTTAAACACCACAAACAATAAATTCACTATCTGCGGATGGTTGCCAAAAGCAACTTTTTTGTTTTATGCAAAACATTACCCAAAAGGTACCATAAGGGAACGTAATAACAATACGTCATTTGAATTAAAAGCTGATACTTATGAGATACAAAACGAAGATTTGATTCACAAAATTTACAATTGGAATGACTTGTTTACAAGTATTCAAAAACATGACAACAAAAAATGAAAAAGAACGTTACAGAAAAATTGCTGAATTGGGATGCTCATTATGTAGGCATCAAGGCAACGAAGGAACGCCAGCAGAACTCCATCACATTAGACGAACTGGCGTTAGAAGCCGCTCGCCTATTATTCCGCTCTGTCCCTTTCACCATAGAGGAACAAGTGCCGGTATTCACGGAGTCGGCCGCAAATTTTGGGAAAAACAACACCAAATTACAGAAGAAGAACTTTTGGTACAAACCAAGGAATTGCTAAATGAGTTCTAATTTAATAATTGTTACAGGGCTTATTTATGCTTATATCTGTATTGAACAGTTTGCTAAAGGAAATACTGGATTGGCTTATATGTACGCTGGATATGCTTTTGCGAATTATGGGGCTTATTTAATGGCCAAATAACTTTACAATCGTATAGTGATAACTTTACAATTCCAGCCCATCAAATCCCATTTCAAAAGCNACCATTTTGCAACGGGTACGAAATTGCTTGGAATGATGTAACCATTTGTCACCTTTTTGCCGGTGAAAACTCATGTGAACCATTTCATGCGATAGCGTAGTAAGCATTGTGTAATAGTGACCACAACGGGCTGAACTAATAGTAATGGTATGTTCGTAATCGCCGCCTGTATCTAGCTGGTACGTTCCCATTGTTTCCGTATCGGGCACAATTAAAAACTCTACTTCTTCAGGTAACGGCATTTTCCATTTAGTAAATGGGTACAAGGTACTTAAACTTGCATAAGCATGACGTATCACTTCAGGCGTAAGTTTCATTTCCAGGTAATCCAATCTTTGTTATGTTGCTTTTGTTTTCTTTCAACATATACCGGCATACTAAATGTCAAACCATGTTCAGGATGAGTAAGCCATAAAGCTTGACGTGGTGGTTCAAATCCAAAGTTGTTGCTATAAGCGTACTCATCGTAGCCTTTAAGGCTACCGTTAACAATTAAACGTTCTAGCTGAATAAGCTGGTGCCAATGGCCCAACAACATGGTGTCATATTCCATGTCAATTTGGGCGTTCCTAGACCGTTTACGATGGTCGCCACGAATGATTGGACCTAAAGCGCCAATAACACCGTCACCCCCACGAAATTGGTCGCCATGTGTAAGTAAATACTTGTGTCCGTAGATTGAATAATAGGCATCAGGGCCATCGGGTATATGAAATTGAACACGGTTATCTTTCTCAAATCGTTTGGATAGGAATTGATACAATAACCAATCAAACGAAGTGAAATTACGGCCCTTTGCCCTGATTTTGTGCGTATTGCGCCCATGATTACCACTTACGCACGGAATAAAGACATTTCCAAACTCATTAGCCAAAGTTTCAATACACCAAGTCAATACACCAAACAAATCTATAACGGTTGGCATAATTTCCATGGAGTTTGTAGCCATTAATTCTTCATGAATATCGCCTGATACCATGTCGCCACCCAGCACAAACACAATGCCAGGGTAATCTGAATGGGCCACATGATTTTTAAGCAAATCAATGGTTTTTTCAATCATGACACGGGCGCGGTCCTGGGCAATAGCCACATTAAATTCATTTACATTATTAATTTGATTTGGGTCAACAACTTCACCCCAATGCCAATCTGAAGCAAAAAGAGTAGGAACACCGGCAACTGCTTTCTTTTTAGGCGTTTTTGTCATCCAGTTAGGGACAGACACCTTTGCCTTTGACATTTTTAAAATGACATTTTTAATGTATTCCGCAGTCAACTTATTTTCTTCTTGTGCGTTGATGCTAGATTCTAATTGCCTAATCTTATCTAAAGCTTCAAACAAAGCCGTTTTATCTTTGCTAATTGATTCAATTGTTGGCTTAATTCCGGCACTCATAGCAGACTTGTACCGGCTATGATAAGTATTTGCATTGATGCCAATTAATTTGGCCGCTTCTACTTTATTGCCCGTTTTAGCATAAGCATTGACGGCTTCTTGCATTTGTTGTTTATTCAACCCTGGGTTTGCCATGACTTACCTTTTTAAGAAGTTTGTGCAATACTAACAAAACTTTATTAATAATCAAATACTTGTAAATGACAACCATTAAACTGCCTTATCCACCATCGGTCAATACATATTGGCGGAACTTTAGGGGCAATACAGTTTTAAGTAAAGCTGGGCGCGAATTTAAAACCGCAGTAGCAGAATGTGTTGTTGCTCAAAACATACCTAAATTTGGCGATAAACGGCTTGAGGTGACGTTATGGTTATATCCACGGTCAAAAATAGTAACTGACCTAGATAATCGCTTAAAAGCGGTTTTAGACGGTTTAGAAGATGCCGGCGTTTATGACAATGACGGACAAATTGATGTGTTAATGATTCAACGTGGCGAAATCCGAAAGGGCGGCGGCGTTGATGTAATGATAGAAGTCCTTTAAAATAAGCCATGGCTAATCTTTCTGATTTTTTTGACATTGGACTTAATGAAGGTTCAGATACTTTGCAAAGCATTGCAAATGCAGTTACCAAGTTACCTGAAAATATTCAGCGATTTGTTACCAATCCCCAGGCATTTAATGAGTTATTTGGTTATAACCCTATGCCAAAGCAAACAGGGTTTGCCGCTGGTGCCACAGGATTGCCGCCCCAAAGCCCATTTGGCGGTGGAATATTAAACCCTAAAAATGAAGGTTACGAAGAAGGTTATCAGCAAGGCGAACCAGTAGCAATTGCCGCTATGGCCGCACCTGGATATGGTTCAGCGGCTAAATTTGCCGCCCCAAAAGCTTACCAAAAGCTTGAAAATTACATGATTAAATCAGGCGGTATGTTGCCAATGATGGCTGGTCCTGAATCAGCTATTTGGGAGCCTGAAAAACAATTTAAAGCTTCATTGATGGAATCTAAAGGTGTATCGCCACAAGAAATACGTAGCAAAACTGGATTAGTTCGTGGTTTGGACCAACAATGGCGTACTGAAATTAGTGATTTATGGTCACACATGAAGGACGAAACGCCTGGCGGTAGTAAAACATTTGGCGAATTGTATGATTCTGCCAAACAAAAAGTAGGCGACAAACAATCTTATGTTGGATTACAAGATGTATTAAGCCATGATGAACTTGAAAAAGCTTATCCAGGATTGTTTAGTAAAGATTTAGCAAGTGATATTTTTATTAAAACCCATGAAGGTCCTTTATCGGATAAAGGCGCCTATAAACAATCTACAAACACTATTAGTATTAATAAAGATTTAACGCCTGAACAAGCAAAATCAACCTTATTACATGAACTTCAACACGTAATTCAAGGTAAAGAAGGGTGGAACCGTGGCGCCAATTACGGTATGGAAGTGCGTAAATATGTAAAAGAACAAGAAAACATTATGTCCAATATTGAAGATTTGAATGGACAAATGAAAGAAGCATTAAAAGCTGATAATATGGACAAATATCGTCAATTAATGACGTCACGTGATGTATTAAGCAGAAAATACACAAATATTAATCCTGAACAAATGGGTTATGAAGATTATGTTCATCATGCTGGAGAAGCTGAAGCTAGGTTAGTTCAAAGACGTATGCACCTTGGAGAACAAGGTAGAGAACAACATTTTCCGTATGAACACACCGGTGAATTTGGTTATGGTTTAGACATTCATCCTGATGAAGCTATTGTTACTACAAAACATCCAAGTTCAATCAATACACAAGAATATGATTATCGCGGCGAACATACTGCGCCCCATAAAACCGAAGATAATGCCCCTGGCCATCAATTAGATAAAATATTTCCTGATGACATATATGGTCCTAATGCCCATAGATATTATGGTCACGGCAATACAACAATGGATAAGGACACAATGTCCATTATGCAATCAGTTAAGGGTAAACCCGAACAAGAATTAAAAGTGTATCGTGCCGTTCCTAAAGAACACGCTGGTGAGGATATATACCCTGGCGATTGGGTTACACCAAATTTAGACTATGCTGAACAACATGGCCAACGATTTGAGAATGGTTATCATATACTTGAAAAAACCGTGCCGGCAAAGCACATTTGGACCGATGCTAACTCTATTCATGAATTTGGATATGACCCTTCAGAATAGACTTGACATAGTAGTAAAATAGACGAAAATAACGAAACTAGGCTTTTCTAGTTCTTTTTGCAAAAAGGAAATATTATGGGTTATGGATTAAAAGGCGAAAGC